TAAGGAATAACCATAACATACGCATTATGATGAGAGGGGCCACGAGTCCCCTTTTTTTATCGTTTACACATGAAACAATCAAAATAAAATAAAGCTGTAAGGATAGTCATGCCAGGGACTTATGGGGGGAACGGGAATCCACGCAAAAAATAACGATTGACAAATGCTTCATCTAGATTTACATTATTTAAAAGCAACCGATTTGTCAATCATTAATTTTTGGAGATTTTTTGTTACTGGCACGTAAGAAAAAAAATAGAAAATCCAATTTACAGAATGCGAAAAAACCAGGCGGTCGAATCACTTGGGAAAATCTTGCAGCGCAGCTTGACAAAATGAAAGAAGTCCCCGAAGAAGCAGTGCCATGTACGCTTGGCGAGGAAAAGTTTTGTCGACTCTACATGAAGTCGCTTAACAAAACGGACGCGTATCGTAAAGCTTACCCCAACTCAAACAACCCACAAGTACAAGGCAGTCAGATGACTAAACGCCCTCGCGTTCTGTTAAGGCTAGCTCAATTATGGCAGGTCGAAAAGAAACGTTTACAATTAGACATGAACGGTGTGCTTGAGGAATTGGTAAGGCTTGCCACTGTTGACGTTCGGGACTTCCTTGACTTCCCAGAGAAGGGTATGCCAGTACTAAAAAAAGATTTTGACGGTAAAGCGGTTAAGAGCGTTGAACCTAAGTTTGATAAGGACGGTGATTTTGCTGGCTACAGTGTTACGTTTTGGAACAAAGATAAGGCTATCGAAAATCTAGGTCGATATTATAAACTCTTTACAGATAATAGCGATGTCAATGTCTCTGGTGAAGTACAAGTATTTAAAATCGGTGGACAGGAGATAACATTTTAATGGTAACTAAAGGACTCGCGCCTGTCAAGAAAGTAACCTTCGACGCCTTTGAAAAACAACAGAGATTTATAGACGCTGTGTTCGATCCTAAATACAAGTACCTCTTGTATGGGGGCGCTATTCGCGGCGGTAAATCATTTGTAGCCATTGCGATTGTACTCATATTATGTAAGCTATTCCCAGGGTCACGGCACGCAATTGTTAGACGCGATCTCCCTACTGTCAAGCGTAATGTATTACCCGTATTTAATAAATTAGTCCCTCCCCGTTTTGTCAAGAGCTTTAATAAAAGCGAATTAGTTGTTAACTTTACAAACGGTAGTGAGCTTATGTTTATGGCAGAGTCATTCGCGGATGATAAGGAGCTTAATAGATTCAAGGGCCTTGAGGTTAATACATTTATATTGGAAGAGATGAATGAGCTTCAAGAAGCTACATTCTATAAGTGCATTGAGCGGTCTGGTGCATGGATCATGCCAGAGAACCCGTGCCCATCATTGGTTATAGGAACATGTAATCCATCTCAAGGGTGGGTTAAACAGTTGTTTTATAATCCTTGGAAAGCTGGTCAACTTGAAGCACCATTCTTTTACCTCCCCGCTAAGATAACCGACAACCCATTCATACCAGCTGAGTACCTTGACGGATTGAAAGCATTACCCCCAGAGGTATACAAGGTTTTTGTTGATGGTTCTTGGGAAGCAGTTGACGCGGCGAATCAATTGATTTCATGGCAAGACATTGACAAATGCAAGAGAGCGTTAAAAGATCAAGATGAGGTGTATTCACTGGGTGCTGATATAGGTCGCAATGGGCCAGATCCAACGGTGATTACCATTTTAAAAGGTGGTAACATTCACAAGATAGAGAAGTATCCAAAGACTAAGATTAATGAATGTGTTGACATTATAGAACGTGCTATATTAACTTATGATATAGAGCCCGACAAGGTATGCGTTGACAGCGTAGGACTAGGGGCTGGTGTTGTTGACGGATTAGAAGTAAAGGGATATTATGTAATCCCTATGGTGGGCGGGTCAACCAACGTGTATGTCAATGGTGGTGTAACTTACCGCTTGACAGATTTAACAGAGCATTCGCATTACCATTTCAAGAATTGGAAAGCTCACAACTATTGGTCAACAGCTCAGGCGATGCGAGACGGATTAATTGGTGGCTTGACAAATGATATGCTACGTTCAGACAGTGGTGCAATATGGTACTATGTAAGAAACGACAAAGAAATATTCGTAGAGAAAAAAGAAGATCTCAAAAAGAGAATAGGACGCAGCCCAGACTTTTGGGATTCGTTCTGTTACGCAGTGTGGGCGCGGATCGCAGATTCAATTGTCCCATTATCAATACCCTTTACGTCAAGCCAATTATTGGCCGAACAAAAAGCAGAAGCGAAACAGAAACTCATTGACGAAGTAGAAGCAAAGGCGGCTTAAATGTTATTAGATCATAGGGGTAACTTACTCCCAACTAATGTAAAATCTTTGAACCTTGACCAGTCCTATTTTTCGTTGGGCGGTGCTGGTGAGTTGACAACTAAGGACATTGAAGAAAAGCCTTATCAAAATCATGCGTGGACATATGCGTGTGCGTCAACGATAGCACGAAACGTTTCTTCACAACCTTTACAAATAGTAAATAAGATAACGAAAGAAGTGCTCGAAGATAGATGGGGCATCATTGAGCTGTTTACAAGACCGAATCCGTACATGACTGCAACGTCCTTTTTTACGTTTGTTGTTCTCGGTTTGTTGATCCCTGATAATAAGAATGAAATCGCTGGACAGGTATTCATAACACCTCAAAAGAATAACGATAAAGTCAATTTACAATTGCGAAAAGAAATGCCAGATGTGTTGTTGCCCTTTGGTAACAAGTACTTTGAGCCGAACGTTCCGAAAAATGAAACAGGTTTACAAAAGCTACAGGGGTGGAATTTTAGCGTTAATGGTGGGCAAAAAACACCATACGATACAAATGAATTGATTCGCGTTTATCTGCCGAATCCTTATTCATGGTTGGATGGTCTAGCACCGTTCACCCCAGCGAAAGCGGCATTCATCTCAGATGTCAAGAGCGATCTTTACAATAGCGCATTGTTCGACAACAACGCAACTCCAGCGGGTATCTTGACAAGTGACGCTGTATTGACAGAACCACAAAAGAAGTCAGCAATGCAAAGCTGGATGGCTGAGTATGGTGGTGCTGCTAATGCCAGTAAGATAGCTGTCATGGGAAAAGGAATTAAATTTGATAGAATAGCAATGACACAACAAGATATGCAATTCGCGGAGAGTAAAGAGAATGCATTAGAGCGTATCATTGCCGCGTATGGTCTGAATAAAATAGCGCTCGGGATGTATGAAGATATTAACCTTGCTACGATTCGTGAAGGTCGTAAGATTTTATGGCAAGATACTTACTTACCTATGGGCCGTAATATAATGGAGTCTATCAATAGTCAATGGATTTATTATATTGATCCTACTATTGAACTGAGATTCAATACATCTGGTGTTGAAGCTCTGAGGCCAGATTACGCAGTACGCACCAAGTCGGCCGCAACTATGGTAAAAGATATGGCTGTTCCAGCAAGTGTCGCGTGCCGTATCAATGAAATCCCTTTGACAGAAGAGGACTTGATTAATTTTCCTCACCTTGCCGCGATGCCTATCCTCCCAGCGACTGAGGCCGCCATTATTACGGCGGGACTTGCCGCAGAGCAAGCTGGTGCCGATGTTGACAAAGACGACAAGAAAAGCAAAGCTTTACAAGAGAAAACAACCAAAGAGGAACAGGATAAGATACGTGCATCATATGTATTGGCTGTGCTTGACCCTGGGGAAAAGAAACTACAAAAGATAATGGATAGGTTCTTTATATCACAACGTAATCGTATGCAAGACAACGTTGACAAATGGTTAGCAATTAATAAGTCGTTTACAAAAGCGATTGCTGAGAATACAGATGCGAATATATTCATACTTGATTTACCAACTGAGAATGCGAAACTGACGCAGTTGTTTAAGCCTGTGGTTGCTGATCAGCTTGACACAAGTACACTCGCATTGAAAGAGGAACTTGGCGAGTTAATGAACTGGGAAGTCACTGACCCATTGATTGATGTGTATGTCGCAAACCGTAAAGAGGAAATTGCCTCTATAAATTCAACTACTATGAACAAAGCTGGTAAAGAAATTAATGAAGCAATCGGTGAAGCCCTTAAAAATAATGAGTCAACAGCTCAAGCCGCGAAACGTATCAAGGAAATTATTGGTGATACGATGGATGGGCGAAGGGTGTTTTCGAAAACAATAGCAAGAACAGAGATTGGCATAATTACTAATAAGTCAAGGCATGACGCATTCCGTAAAGAAGGAATCGAGTACTGGGAATGGTTGACAGCACAGGATGGCCAAGAACGTACAACACATTTACATAATAATGGTGCTGTGCGATTAGTCGGTATGCCGTTTAAGAATGGTTTAGAGTATCCTTTACAAGTAGGAAAGCCACCTGAGGAAGTAATTAACTGTCGTTGCATGGTGATAGCATCCGAAGGGCCAACAGTTGGTTGAAAGAATTAAATTATTACGTGACATTGTACGAGATTTTTTTATTATACGATGCGCAGTTGTAAAGACATTATTTTATGTGTTGGGAAGGAAAGACATTCCCGTATGGTTAAGGCTGATTACCTTAACTTGGATTTTTCTTACAAGTAAACAAGGAGTCGGAAATGGCAAAGCTACAACGAGTCAAAAAGATTGCGAAAGTCAAGAGGGCTACATCTACAAAGGTACTGGCATCAAAGGGTGCAGTGCGACGGAAGCTGAACCCAGAAGTGAAAAAGAAGGGCTGCCCAAAAGGAACTAAACGACCAGAAAAAATAATTGAAACGCCGCCAGTGCTTGACAGAGCGATAAAACCAGCACCAGTACAAATGCGCTATGTCTTTTCATACGGCCCCTACACAGGATAAGGAGAAAACAATGGATGTAAGACTAAAGCTTTTATGCGAAGAACTACAATTGAAGAATCAAAAAGATCTTATCAAGTACAAACAAGCGGAGAAACAGATTCGTGTTGTTGCGCATAAGCCTCAAACTCTTAACTTGACAAGTGATGAATGCAAAAAACTTTGCGACAAGGCGGGCATCCATTACGCCCCAGGGTACGAACAACGTGTACTACAATACATTGTGACAGATGAGACAGTTGATCGCTATGGTGATATCGTGCGTGCCTCTGGTGCACAGCTTGACAACTACTTAAAGAACCCTATGATGTTTTATAATCATAACTATCATACACCTATCGGCAACGCTGTTCAAACAAATGTTGACAGAAAGCTAAAACAAGTTACTTCTTGGGGTTTGTTCATGGACGATTCGATTGACAAAACAGGTCTATCGGATGTTATCTTTCGCATGTCGTCAAGTGGTTTCTTAAAGGCGTGCTCAATTGGGTTCATGCCATTAGAGGCAATCTTTCCGAAGAGTCAAGAGGAAGCGGATAAGCTAGGTATTGATAGATGGGGAGCGGTCTTTACAAAATGGGACTTAATGGAATGGTCGCCATGCGGTGTGCCAGCTAACCCATCAGCTCTGCAGAACTCTTTACAAGAAGCGAAAGGTTTACAATTAAGAAAAGAAGATATCGGAATCTTAGATGAATTCGATGTGTTTACAAATAAGAATGTATTCGATGAGTTCGTTGAACGTGCGTTCAAGAAAAGCACAAAGACAATCTCATTGCCTCAATTCGGATTAGATCTAGGACTTAAGAAGCTTGACTCATCACTACTCCCAGCGCCTATTGACGAAGGAGAAGAGGGAGAAAAGATTCTCACTACTGAGGAATTAAAGAGTATTCAAAATCTTGGCAAAGATATTGTGCCTGTCACTGACTCTGTTGATAACGCAGTTGCAGCCATTATCAAAGCGCCAAAGGAGTACGTAAAAACGTTAGATGACAAAAAGGGACTCTTAGAAAGTGGATTTCTTGTTCCTAAAGATGTCCAAATAGAGATTGAAACCGCTATTGCCAAAGGTGAGTCTTTCCTCTCAGCCGGTGTTGACACTGGGGATGGCAAAGATGAGACCGTTATAAGTATTTCTATTGCCAACGAAACGAACGCAGAGGAATACATCAAGGCTATTGAGGATCTCTCCAAGAAATTCGGGATTGACTGCAAGACAACCAATCTTGACACAGGAGAATCTTCCTCCAGCGACAACGGGAAAGAAATTACCGGAACACTTGAGGAAACTAACGACATGGTTTCAATACCTAAATCGTTGTATGATATTTTCCTAGCGAAATCGTTTACAAATAGTATATTAGAAAATGAAATGCTTGACTTAAAAGAATCAGTTAAATCTTTACAAGAGGAACAAAGCGAGATCATCAAAAAGATCGACTCTCCTAAAGCTCCTAAAAGTAAATCTTTATATGATGGTAATACACCAAATTATTTTAGACCTACAAAATTAACTTAACTAAAGGAGTTTCACATGTCAATTGAACTTACAGAAGAAATGTTGAAGGATCAATTAAAGAACTTTCAAATTGACGTTGAAAAAACAGTCGGTGATATCGCAGTGAAAAACAGTGAAGAAGCTAAAGGCCAAATCGCTGCTTTACAAGCGGAAGTGAATACGGCGAACAGTGCTGTTGAAGCATTGAGAAAACAAATCGCTGAGTCCCGTGCTGCAGGCCTTCCAGGGCTTACCGACGAACTTGAGAAACAGAATTTCTCATTGACAAATTACGTGCAGGGACTTTACAAAAGTCATCCTAAACAGAATATTTCCGACCCTTGGAAAAACGCTGGGTATGAGCTTGACATTGTAAAATCTTATGCAAAAATTCGTGCCAATTATGCTGATGATGGTTCGGCTGGTGCTTACCTTATTCCACCAGAAGTATCGAATGAAATCATCGATCTCGCTATGGCTGCAACACCTCTGTTCGATCTTGGTGTTACTGTTATTCGTGGGCTACGTGGCGAATTACCAGTGCCTACATTGACTGGTCGCCCTTCTGGATACTGGGTTGGAGAAAATTCAGCACCTACCGAAAGTCAAGCGACTTACGGAGTGAAAACTTTACGTCCTAAGAAATTAGGTGCGTTTACAAAGCAGAGTAATCGTCTCATTTATCAATCTAGTGGTGTATCTGACCAGATCATCAAAAGAGAACTTGCTAAATCAATGGGACTGAAAATGAATGAGGGCTTGACAATCGGTTCTGGTTCAGAGTATCAGCCAAAAGGTATTATGAATCAAGAAGGTTTAACGACTTCAACGGCTGGAACCGCTGGTGTTCTAGGTGATAACGGTGCTCGCTTCCGTTTAGATCACGCGGCTATCATGCGTAAAGATCTTGACGTTGCGAACGAATTAGCAATGCCAGGACAGTATGGATATTTCATGCGCCCAGAAGCATTCTCTGGTTTGTCAAGGGAACGTGTACTCCAGTACAGTGACCAAGCTGAGAATACTGCACAACCAATTATGGCCATTAATCCTCTCATGAGTTCCGCAAAAATCGAAGAGATTCTTGGTTACAAATTGAGAACAACCACCCAACTTTCGGCTGTTGAAACACAAGGTACTTCAACAACTTGTTCAAGTATTCTTTTTGGTAATTTCGAAATGTATTGGGTTGGTATGTGGAGAGATTTCGCATTGAAAGTTTCTGATCAAGCGGGTGACGGATCAACAGGGTCAGCGTTCTTGGACGATCAGCTTTACATTGTGGCATTTCAAGAACTTGACGCACAGGGTATGCGTCCAAGTGCTTTTACTAAAGTAACTGGTGCATCAACTACTGAATCTGAATGGTAGTCGTGATTGACAGATGATAAAATGGAGAGCCGATTAACTTTTCGTATTTATTAAAAGGAGAAATTATTATGCAAGGAAAACTTATTGAGAATGTAAAATATCAGCAAATCTTCACACCTTTGGCAATCACTGCATCGACAGTGTTATACAATGGTGTAGCGGCTACGACTGTCGGTTACATTGACACCCGCAACTATGACGATTGTAATATCGTACTGAATATGGGTGTTGCTGCAGCTGGTGCTGTGATTGACGCGGCGGTATATGAGAGTGATGATGTAGATCCAAGCGCGTCCACTGCTCTTGCCGATGCCGATTTCGTACAGATCGTCCCAGCGGCTGATGAAGCAATTCAGACTATGAGTATCTTGACAAAGAACACAAAAAGATACTTATGGTTACAAACAAGCAAAACTGATGTGGGTGGTGCTTCTGCTGTTCTTTCAGCGGTTGCAGTCCTCGGAAAATCTGATAGCGGCCCACAAGTACAGGTGCCAGCGGCTGTTGATATTATGTAAAACGGTAACTAAGATTGACATAGGGGGAGTCTCTTGGGGCTTCTCCTTTTACCTTTACTTAGCGCAAACGGGTACTGCAAATCTCACTAGATACCTAGGCAGTGCATCGACAAGCGGGAAAACGGATTCAGGTGGCGCGGGTGGATCACGAGCAGAATTTATTTTACAACAAAACCAAGCTATTATGGTGGATCTTGTTTCAAGAGCAGATAATAACGCATTGACAATAGAAATGGATTGGTATGAACACACCAATAAAACAAATGTAGTTTAAGGAGCCATAAAAATGCAGTTGACAAGCATAAGAAGATTACGCGTTTTCGTACTTGGCAAACAAACCGAACCACTGACTGACAGAGTAGACTATAATAGACTACTAGCCATGTGGCTCGATTCTGTTAGTGGCTTGATTGAGAAGTACCTTGACAGAACGATACAAGTACAAACGCGAACACAGTATTTTGATCTCAATCCAACAAGGATTAGATTCTTCCTAGACACATTCCCAGCGACTTCCCTCACATCGGTTTACTACGATTCATCGGGCCTCTGGGAAGGTTACGAATCTGAAATCACTGATTCATTCCTAGGTGTCAACAACGACAATGTAAACATTCCTTATGCCTTAGACTTTACAGGTGCGAAAGCTGTCCGTGCAATATACACGGGCGGTATTGCTTTACATGCGGTAAATACTGTGGCAACGGTTACTGATGCGACAGCATTTACAGTAGGGAATTATGTAATCGGTGATACATCCGGTGCTGTCGGTATTGTCAATGCAAAATCTGGAACCTCCTTAACAATTGAGAATTACTATGGAACATTTTTAAGTAGTGAAGGTATAACAGAATACACAGATGAAGGTGTAACCCTTTCCGGTGTGGTCGATACCATTACCGCCTTTGTGAGCGAATCCCTTTGTCAAATAGCTCCAGAGATCGTGCAAGCCGCTGAGGCGCAGATTCGTTATTACTGGACACATACTACTGATTTTGAAAATAGCGGCTCCCAGAAGGATGGCACAACGATTAGGAGACAATCTTTAACAGTCCAGCGGTGGCCTTTACAAGAAGAGGTTCGCGAATTGATAAACGGTTATAGAAGGATAGTATTCTAATGTTAATGTTAAAAGTAAATTTATTAGGACTGAAAGAGCGTTTGAATCGCTTCCAGCGTAAATTTATTGCAAGCATTGAGAAAGAAATGTTTTTAGCAGTACGACTATTCGAATCGAAAATTATTAAAGAACAGATGTCCGGTCGTGTGCGAGAAAACTTTGGATTGAAACGACAATCTGGTCGCCTTCGGTCAAGCTGGACAACCCAGAGATCAGGTTCTGCAAAGTCTGGGAATTTCGTAGTCTTGCTTAGACCTGGAATGAAATATGCAAAATACCATCAATTTGAACACCTTAACCCATCAATTCCGAAACGTCTCTATGTCCTAGAAGATTTTAAAATTAGCGGACACGCCTTGATACATAAGGGCATTCGCAAAGCCTTGGAGAATTCGAAATGAGTGAACATGACTGTGTGCATGAAGCTACGATTGAACGTGTAGAAAAGAATGTTGACAAAATGACAGATGGATTATACGGGGCACTTGACAAACCGGAAGATGGTTTTATTCATAAAACATCTAAGGCTATAGGGGAAATTAATGCTAGTGTAAAATTAATCAATGCTGACAATAGGAAAATTATCTGGGGTGTGATAATGTTAGTTGTGATATCAGTTGTAAAGCAGTTTTTATAAATTATATTGTTTTAAAAGGAGAGCCGAATGCCTAATATAATAAAAGGACACTTGACAGATCAGGACAAGCAATGTTTACGTGCTATTTCAGTTGACAGAAAAGTAATAGTTGACTTAGGAACATACCATGGATTGAGTGCTTCAATACTAGCTGAAAACGCTGGACATGTTACAACCATTGACATCTTCGAAGATTACAACGACATAAAAGATATTGGGAGCCGTGCACATTACGACGATCTCTTTCGCGAAGAGCCTCATTTTTATATGGGCGTTGTTCGCATTTTGCAAGGGATAAGCAACATAACAGTCAAGAAAGATTTTACCTACCGTGCCGCGAATGATTTTAATAAAAACTCTGTAGATTTATTATTTATCGATGCCGATCATTCATTCCTTGGTGTCAAGAGAGACGTTGACTCATGGGAATCGAAAATTGTTCCCACCGGATTGATTGCTTTTCACGATAGTAATAACGAAAATTGGAGCGTGTCATCATACCTTAGAACAGAATTCAACTTCAAGAAAAACTATGAGAAAATACTAACAGGCGGTTCCATCTCTGTTTACAAAAAGGTGTTTTAATATGGCAGACGTAGCATTATTAATACACGGCGGGGATAGGGGCCATTGGCTTTGGGAATATTATCTACATTGGTTCAATAAGTATTGGGTTGACATAGAGAGAATAGAACCTATCATCTTATACGAGACAAAAGCACCTCCAGCGACTAGCCTACGCAAAATGGCGACTGGTGTAGTTCCATGGGGTCAAGGTCTGATTGAGTCGCTTGACAAACTAGAACACAAATATATTATCTATGTTCATGAGGATTATTTTTTAACAGCTACCCCTGATTTTACTTTACTTTACTTAATAGAAAAAGCTATGGATCGTCATTCCTTAAACCTTGTTAAAATGTGTGGATGGTGGACTGGTTGGGACGATCCAAAAAATACTCATTCAAAATCTAATATCGTTGTCAATGGAGAACCGCTTTACTTATACAACAATAATTGCGATTACCTTACAAGTCATCAACCATCTATGTGGAATAGAAAGTTTTTACGAAGTACTTTACAACCGCAATGGACTCCTTGGGAACATGAATTAAAAGGATCTCGTAAATTAAAACAAAGAAACATCCCTATCCATGCTTATCGCGGTGAATGGCCTATGCCCATTGCGGAGTGTGCGACAAAGGACAAACCTAGAAAGAACACAGAAAAGTTTTTTAATATACTTGATAAAGGAGAGCCGAAATGAGTTATCGAGTTTCACTATTTGCAACGGAGATACCACCCGATGCAAAAACTATGCTTTGTAAAGCACTTGACGAAAAGGCAATAGGACAGAATGAGTATGTCACTCAATTTGAAAATTCTATTGCTAATTTTGTTGGGTCTAAATTTTGTATCGCTACGTCAAGCGGTTCAATGGCTGATATGATAGCCGTTGCTGCAATGAAAGAGTATTACAACATAGAGCGCGTAGTGGTTCCCGCTCTTACTTTTATTGCACAACCTAATGCGGTGCGTTGTAATAATCTTGATGTTGTATTTGCAGACGTTGACATTGAGGACAATTTAATGTATCCCGAATCTGTTAATCGTTCTGATTTTAACAGCTATCCAGCGTTAATTTTCTGTACTGATTTAATGGGGAGAGTCGCACCAGTAAAGGAGTTCCAACGAAGGGGCTACGTAGTTATTGAAGATGCATGCGAGGCGTTTGGTAGTGTATTAGACGGACAGCACGCTGGTACTTTTGGAGAGCTTGGAACTTTTTCTTTCTTTCCTTCGCATACCATTACTACTGGGGAGGGCGGTGCCATTGTTACCGACAACCCGACTCTTGCTTTACTTTGTAGAAGTATTTCAAAGCACGGTCGATGCGAACTTGGTGAAGTAGATCCAGCTTATAAGTTCAAATTTGATCGTTTCGGATTCAATGGTAAAATGTCAGGTTTACAAGCGGTACTAGGGCTAAGCATGATGAAACATCTTACAGAGTTTCTTGACAAAAGACGATTCAATTATGCCTACCTACAACACAACATAGGCGGGTTCCCTGAACAGGTAAGTGAGAGCATGGTACCACATGGTTTCGCTTTACGTTTTGAGACATCTTCCCAGCGAGATCGGGCAATGCTTGAGTTTGCAAAAGCGAAGATAGAAACAAGAAATTTATTCTCTTGTATACCAATGACAGAACCTTACTACATGTCAAGGAACAAAGCGAACAAACGCTTCCCAGCGGCTTCGCGGAATAGTTTAACACAGTTATATATTCCTTGTCATCATGCGTTGACAAGAGAACAATTAGATTATATGATTATGATTTGTAAGGATATTGAATTAGCTCCAAATAGTAGACCTAAATTGGAAAGGAAATCTACATGAATTTAGTCGAGCCGAAACCAACTAAGCGTGCTATGATTGACATAGGGAGAAAGTGCAATGTGAATTGTGCGTTCTGCTATTACAGTCATTTAGGTGATCTTAGAAAACAAGGATTTGAACTCCTTAGCGATATGAAACACGAGATACAACAAGCGCACCAGCGTGGGAACAATTACATAGACTTTACAGGAGGGGAGCCAACTATTTATCCTCACCTCCCAGCGCTTATAGAATACGCGTTGTCTCTGGGAATGAAAAGCTGTGTTATCACGAATGCCATTTGTGGTGAGTATGGTTTACAAAAGTTAATCGATGCGGGAGTTGATGAGTTCCTTGTGTCAATACACGGTTCTCAGTGTATACATAATAAAGCGGTTGGGCATTCGACAGCACGCGAAAAACAAACAAGATTCTTGCATCAGTTGATGGATAATAAAATGAGTATTCGCTTTAATTGTGTTATAAATAGTGAGAACCAAAACGAGCTACACCATGTTGCTAAATGGATGCTCCAATGGAAACCCACAATTGTAAACTATATCAACTTTAATCCACATGGTGACTGGTCGAGAGATCTTGACGGCATGCGAAAGGTGGTAGCGGATCTACGGAAGGTCGAACCGGAATTAACTGCGGCCATTGACACTTTAGAATCAAAGGGAACAGGCGTGAATGTTCGGTACTACCCAATGTGTCGCATTCGTAAAGACTTAAGACGATGCATTTGCAATGACATTCACGTCACCTTTGACCCTTATGAATGGGACTATGAGATCTTACCAAAGACCACTGAGGCCCATTTACATTGGGGTAGGGTGACAAGTAGTAATATGGAGCACAAAACAGAGCCTTGCAACTATTGTTGTTTGTCAACAATTTGTGGTGGCATCAATAGAACTTTCCATTGTGCAACTCAGGGTGAAGCAGTCGACTGTGTTTCTGATTCGTCAATTGAGGATAAACAAGATTTTTATCACTATAGAAAAAACAATGTACTCACTTTACAGGAAAGGAATTAATTATGATTACTGATTATAGTATTTGCATTCCTACCTGTAAACCTATGAATGAAGTTCAGGAATTGGTTGATGACATACGAGCCACCATTCCCAGCGACATCCCGATTTTTACATCGGGGTACAAAGTTTCTGCATCTGTCAATAGAAATTTTTGCTTGATGAAAGCGAAAACGAAATATGTAATCATGCTAGATGACGATATCAGTGGCTTTACATGCGGGTGGGCAGAAGGCATGTTGGAACCTTTTGAATTATGTAACAATGTGGCAATGGTATCTGCGCGATTGATGAGAGATCGTAGGACTCCTGGAATCATGATGAGTATAGATTTTAAATTTGAAATGACTTTCCAACTTGTCAAGGAACAATTTTTACCGAGTTCTTGTATTGCGTTTGTCAATGATGGTACTCGCTTTGATGAGAACTACGTAGGCTCTGGCTGGGAAGACACTGACTATTGCGAATCTTTACAAAGGAAATACCCCCAACATTTTTGGTTGATAAATAATAATGTTCAATTGATTCATGCAAACGAAATGAAAAATGGACAGGACGGAAATTATCAAATCAATCAACGATACTATAAAAAGAAATGGGGAGGCGTGAAATGAAACAGAAAGTAATCGGACTTTGTAAAGCGTTGACATGTGCGGATTTTCTTCCAGCGATACTGCCAATGCTGCTTGAGCAGCTTGACGCAATAGTATTCGTATTACCGAATAAAGATTGGTTGGGGAATGAAAAAGAAAATGTTGTGACAAGTTTTATTATGACAGATCCTTTTGTT